GGCCTGATCGGCTTGCTGCGGGATCTCATCCCAGGCGCCCTTGTCGCGCCGCGAACGGGTCGAACTGCGGCCATGTGGCACCGCTTGCTCGATAGCGCTGCGCAGACCGAGCAGGTTGTCCGGCAAATCAGCGGCGGTCAGCGACGTACGCGCGGCAATCATGCCGCAGCCGATGTCGACGCCGACCGCTGCCGGAATGATCGCGCCGACTGTCGGGATCACGCTGCCGATGGTCGAGCCCTTGCCCAAGTGCACATCCGGCATGACCGCCAGATGTTTGAAGATGAACGGCATTTTTGCGGTGTTCATCAACTGCTCGCGGGCCTCGTTTTCCACCGGAACGCCTTCGGTCCAGAGTTTGATCGGTTTGCCGTTGGCGACTTCGAGCAATTGGTAAGTGTGATCTTTCATGTCTTTATTCGACTGCGTATTAAAGAAATTTGAGTTGGCCATCATGGCGTCTCGCTGGGTTTTGCTGTTCGTTGCGATAGACATAGCAGCGGCCGTGCCAGGTTTTCAACCCCCCTGAAAAAACTTCATAACTCTCTGTTTTAAATGACCTTTATTATCTATCGACTTTTTGAGTGTTTGAATTGACGACAAACCCTGCGTAGAAAAATTATCATTAGATATCGTTTTTTATCTTTAGAGATAAGCATGCAAAATAGACGTACCGTCGCCATCGGTTTTATCGGAGCCACCCTTGATCGCGTCGGTAAAGGCGCCAATCGCTGGAGCCATTGGCGCCCGAGCGTGGGCCTCTGCCAGCAGGCGGATGTGCTGATCAATCGGCTTGAGCTGATTCACGGCATCGACGCCCGCGACGTCAGTCTCGCCGAGCGGGTGCGCGCCGACATTCAGCAGGTGTCACCGGAAACCGAAGTGCGCCTGCACTCGATGGCGTTGCGCAATCCGTGGGATTTTGAAGAGGTCTACGGCGCGCTGCACGATTTCACCACTGCCTACGCGTTCGACACCGAACACGAGGACTACCTCGTCCACATCACCACCGGCACCCACGTCGCGCAGATCTGCTGGTTTCTGTTGACCGAGGCGCGCTACTTGCCCGCTCGCCTGATCCAGACCTCCCCCGCCAAGCGCAAGAGCGAAGACGAGCACGCCTGCGGCACCCACGCCCTGATCGACCTCGACCTGTCGCGATACGATCGCATCGCCTCACGCTTCGCCAATAAACGCCTGGAAGGTCTGGCATTTCTGAAGTCCGGCATCGCCACACGCAATGCCGCGTTCAACCGCTCCATAGAGCAGATCGAACGCGTTGCGGTACGCTCGAAAGCCCCCATGTTGCTGATCGGCCCGACCGGTGCCGGCAAATCCTTTCTGGCTCGACGCATCTACGAACTCAAACGCAACCGCCATCAGATGCAGGGGCGCTTTGTTGAAGTCAACTGCGCCACCCTGCGTGGCGACGGTGCGATGTCGACCTTGTTCGGCCACAGCAAAGGCGCCTTCACCGGCGCACAGAACGCCCGCGACGGCCTGCTGCGCGCGGCCGATGGCGGCATGCTGTTCCTCGATGAAATCGGCGAACTGGGCGCCGACGAGCAGGCGATGCTACTCAAAGCGATTGAAGAGAAACGCTTCTTTCCACTGGGTTCTGACAAGGAGGTGGAGAGCGACTTCCTGATCATCGCCGGCACCCATCGCGACCTGCGCAGCCGGGTCGCTGAAGGCCTGTTTCGCGAAGACTTGTACGCACGCATCAACCTCTGGACGTTCGACCTTCCCGGCCTCGCCGGTCGCCGCGAGGATATCGAGCCGAATATTGATTTCGAGTTGCAGCGCCATGCCCGTGAGCATGGGCAATTGGTGCGCTTCAACCTTGAAGCACGCCGCCGCTATCTGGCCTTCGCCAGCTCTAGTGAAGCGGCGTGGCTGGGCAATTTCCGCGAACTGTCTGCGTCGATCACGCGCATGGCGACATTGGCGGATAGCGGGAGAATTGATGAGGCGCAGGTGCAGGAAGAGATTGAGCGGTTGCGTTATGCCTGGGGCCTGACCCAAGTGGGAAGCAACTCAGAAGATTTGCCAGGGAATGAAGAGAGCATGGATCTGTTTGACCGCTTGCAGTTGCGGGCAGTGCTTGAGGTCTGCCGGCAAGCAGACAGCCTGTCAGATGCCGGTCGCCGCTTGTTTGGCATCTCGCGCCTGGCCAAGGCGCAGCCTAATGATGCGGACCGCTTGCGCAAGTACCTGGCCCGGTTCGGGATTGAATGGAGCCAGTTGGCGCCGTAGATCTCTTAGACGTATAACGCCTGGCCACCTTACTTGACCTGATGCCGCTGGTCTGATGTACCGCACCTTCGCCCTGTGAGTTCTTCCAATGCAGTACATCCCCGACCTGGAAGACAACCTCATGAACAAGCGAATGATTGCTATCGGATTGGCAAGCCTGCTTTCACTGTGCCCACTGTTTTCCCTTGCGGCTGAAAAAACAGGCGGCTCCTCAGTTCCAGCCACTGCGATTCCCGGCGTAAACCAAGGCGGATCCGAGTCAAAAGAAGACAAAGCCGACAAGAAAGGCGAGGAAGCATCAGGATCAAATTCCGGTGCCGAAGCACACGAAACACAGAAGGATGCCAACACCTCGAGCGATTCTGCAGATGTTAAAAAACCCAGCCAGTGAACCGCTGATTTTGGCCGATGAACAGATGGTAGCGCCGAGCCATGAATGCTAACGTTCCCGGCCAACATTCAGGGATGGCGTGCCATGTTCAATCGGTTTCTGGCGACAACGGCAATACTCCTCACTTTCAGCCCTGCAGCACACAGCGCACCCTTGCCCAGCGAATATCTGGAAGAGTGCCAGCGAGTCGAAAATTCGGCCAAAGCCATCATGAAAGCCAGGCAAGGAGGCGTGCCCCTCTCCTCCGTCCTGGAACTGGCCGACAACGCAGGAAAGGAGAGCGAGTATGTGGGTAGTTTGTACAAAGCCTTGATCGGGCAGGCCTACGACATGCCTAGGGAGTCGGACGCGAGGAAGCAGGAGAAGGTGGTGGCTGACTTTCAGCAAACTTTTTATTCGCTTTGCATCGATTCGGCACAGAAAACGGCGAGTGAAAGAAGCTGACGGGAAATGCTCTTCTATAGAGAGCAAAAATCACTGCGCATGAAAAAGCCCAATCTTTTCAGATTGGGCTAAGTCATTGAATTATATGGTCGGGACGGAGTGATTCGAACACTCGACCCCTAGCACCCCATGCTGGGGACTGTAGCAGTCCAAGCATTTGTTTTGTAAGGATAAAGCCCTACTTTCAGGATAGCAAAACATCCGTTTTTTTGTGCTTATGCAAACGGAAAGACGCGGCCTGCAGAGGAGGTTTTGCGCAGGCGCTGGACTGCCTCAGTCTCCAGGATTTTTAGGCAGTGTGGTAGGTTTGCAGGCCACATAAACCCGATCAAGGAATGAACCATGAAGGACAAGGTCAAGCTCAACCCAGGCGAAGAGTTAAAGTTCGAGAGCTCTCGTTCAAAGGGTTTCATGGCGGAAGAGGATATCAACGAATACTCCGTCGTAAACGCTGCCGGACAGGTTGTCGGACAGGTAACACACACCGATCACACGGCGGTGCGAGGCTTTAGAAGAACTCAGACGGTCCGCCAGACAGACGTTAATGGAAAGGTAATTGTCGACGAGCACTGGGAAGGCGCATAGCAACCTTCTATTGCGTGCCTAGGTTTCTCTTGTAAGCCGGCACGCAAGCCCACCACCATGTCAAGGTGACATCGGAATGACCGTAAGCTGCTGATATAAAAGAGAAACAGCCCTAAAATCGCAGGGTAAAAAGTCGCCATTACACCCTATAAGAATCAACAACTTAGCGCTGTATTTTCCTACAGTGCTTTGCCCTCCTACGGCGTCCTGCCGACAGTCACCGATCCAGAATCCTACAGCTCGTCGACTCACCCTCGCTCACCCGACCGCCCTCGATTACTGTATATCCAAACAGTACAAAGCAAGGCACCTCTGTGGACCCCATCTATATAGAAGAAACCGACGATTGGCTCGGCTGCCCGACGCCGCTCGAAACCTGCCGGCACCAGCTCGCCATCTACGAGAATGAGTTCGAAGAATTGAACCTGCAGCTGCGCCAAGCAAGGGAGCGGATATTCAAGCTGGTTGAAATGCACGCTGGCGCCTCAGCCGAGTGCGAAACACTCCGATCCCAACTGAGCGCCGCGAAGTCAGAAGCGGCAGACGCCAGAAGGCGTGCTACCGACATCGAGACCAAAAGCACTTGGGAGTTGATGGCGAAGAACAAGCACATCAGCGAATTGGTCACCAAACTGGAAGCCGCAACGGGCATCAGTGTGCGCACAGGTCAGCAGATCCGTTAACGACCATCACGGCACACCAGTGAAGGAAACTTGTCGGCCCGGCTTGAGATTCCGTTTAGCTTTCGCCACCCACCACAACGGACGTCGATGACTTCATTTACCGATTCTCAATCGTTCAGTCTACGACGCCATGCCGACCTTACATCGCTCCACTCGTGTATCATCTACGCCCAAAATTACACAGCGCTATGCTAGGCAAACAAAATCTAGGGAACCCATGAAAAACAACACGGACCGTATAGTCTTCCTTGACTACATGCGAATATTGGCTTTCGTTAGCGTGCTGGTAGGGCACAAATTCATTCAACAGATAATAGCAGTGATGCTAGACGAGAAGACTCATGCGTCATTAAGGCTTGTCGCAGAAGTTGCCTATCAGATTTGCTACGGCGGTGCCGCAGGCGTCGTTGTTTTCTTCCTGACCTCTGGCTACATCATTTCTCACGTACTTCAATCTGAGCCTACAACCGAATTCATCATCAAACGAATTTTTCGGATTTACCCTCTTTTCATTTTTGCCGTGATTATGCAGGCACTGCTTGATCGCTACGTATCTGGCGTACCATTCGCTGATTTCTGGATGTGGATACCTAGACTGCTGCTTCTTGGAGATTACTTCGGCATTCCTCCCGTAATTGGTAGCGTTGAATGGACGCTTAGAATTGAAATTTCCTTTTACGTATTCATGGCGGTTATGAAGGCCGTCGGTATCATGCGCTACCAAAACTATCTTCCGGCAGTATTTGTCGTGGCTACCGGCTTGCTGCATTATCTACCGCCATTCCCAAGTACTCCAGGGCTGGCCTTGGCCTATTTTTCTACCTACGCTCCATTTCTGTTCGCAGGTTCGTGCATCTATCTTATCGAGAAAAAGAAAGCATCAATCAATATCTGCATTGCCGCGATACTCATAATTATGTACTCATTCTTTGTCAAGACGACAAAGTACCTACCCGACTGGAACAACCTCAACTACGGCATATACGCGCTGGGGTTATTCTTGGCAGCTTGGCTGTTAAGAAAATCCATGAATGACGGTCCGATTATCCGATTACTTTCTACACTCACTTATTCGGTCTATCTCTTTCATAACTGGCTTTGGAATTACATTCTAATGGCGGCCTCCAGCCTTGGAGTTCAAGAAGCACTCATCAAACCAGTCACCTTGGTGGTCCTATTAATCTTCTGCTATGCCATAAATAAGACTGTAGAAGAGTATGGCTTGAATGCTGGACGGGCGGTAATTAATCGTTTTAGGTCATCTAGGGCGCGAACTCTGATATCTACGCCCTCATAGTGGGCTTCAGAGCAATTGTTTTAATCAGCGCGACACCGTCCTGACATAAGCCTGACAGGCCTGCAAGGCGATCAGTCCACGGTCGCCGGTGTCGGTGATGGCGATAATTCGTTGAGCATGCGCCGGGTCAAGTCGGGCGCGTACGGTTGCATGATCCACGCCGCTGGCGCCGGTGGTTTTTGGCACGTCACAGCCACTGGCTGAATCCGCGTCGAGGAGGACTGACAGCCGCAGATCAGAAGTGGCAAGGCGATCGCGCAGGCGATCTTGGTCACGTTGGGCATCGGTCATTTTCCTGAAGTGGGTTTGCTCGCTGGCCACCAGCCGCTGCTCGATCGCCAGACGCTTGTCCTGCTCGGCCTGCTGCGCGGTGGCGGCCGCCTGCGTAAGTTGGTTGAGGGTTTCGGCGTGCTGTTTGTCTTGCTGGGCCAATTGATTCCCGTAGCGCCAGTCCTGAAACTGCCAGGCGCTGCCGAAGCCGGCGAGAAAAAGCGTCAGCAGGCCGACCGCTTTCCACGGAATGACCATCACGGCACATCCTTGAAGAACACGTGGCCGCCCAGCTTAAGCGTCTGCTTTGCCTTCGCCGCCCAAGCCGGCGCCTTGATGCTGGTGGCGTAATAATGCGTAGCGCCGCCGGTTGGATCAGGCACCTTGCCGTCGATCACCTGGTCAGCAGCGATCCGGCATTGCGCCAGCTCGCGGAACGGGATCTGCTTCACGCCGATCAGGAACTGGTAGTTCGGGTCGGTCTTGTTCCAGCAGCTGAACTGCCACGGCTTTTGGCAGACCCCAGCGTAGCCCTCGCCCCACCACGAATTGGTCTTGCCATCGAATACGCGGTTGCGGATCGTCCAAGCCACGGCGATCTGGCCGGCGGTTCCTTCGCCGCGAGCTTCGCCCCAAATCGTGCGGGCGAGGATAACGCGGTCTTGTTCGGTAACTGTCATCACTTTCTCCAGGCAAAAAAATACCCGCTCAGGGCGGGTTCGTTTTTTTTAGCAGCTTCAGATTGAAGGCGCGGCGCGGGCCACGGTCGTCTCTTCGTTATAGGGCGCTGGCTGCTCAGGCCAAGCGGGCTGAGTCGGCCAGATCGGCTGGCCGGTCACTCGGCCCAGAAGAACGCGATACGTCTTCCAGTCAGTCAGCGCCGAAACGCGAATCGGCTTTTCATCGACTTCCTCGGGTAGCGCGTAGTCGCCATCGATGGCATCGTTGATCGCATCAATACGGCCTTGGAGTGCGGTAATTTGCGCAGTTGCGAGGCGGGTTCTTGCGTTCAGGTCGGCCGTCGTGTCGCGCAATAGATCTTGTGCGGCGATTGCGTCGATGAGCGATTGAGGAATCATCTCCACGTAAGATTCACCTTCCATCAAGGCCATGTCGGGATTGATGGCTCTCCAGCTTGAAGCAGTGATTGCGTAGGGCATTTTCTCACCTGTCGAAGTAGTAACCGATGCAGTACACGGAGGCCTTCGCATTGCCGCTGGCCTGGTAGGTAATCGTTCCATCTGAAGAAATGGCGCATCGGGCGTTCTGCACTTGCCCCGATTGCACAAAGATGGACCAGCCAGTGGTGATCGCGGTGCCCGCATCCGATGGTGTGAACTGGGCGTAGGTTCCAGCTGAGCCGGGGTTTTGCCAAGCTCCTTCAAGAGTGTGGGCAGTGACGGGCGTGCACGGCCTGCACGAAAACGAAGCTATCCCAGATACTGCGCTGAGAAGAATGAATGGGGCGGTCTGGGGATCAGCGTGCTTGTAGCAGACATAACCTTGGTCTGGGTAATGCTCGAACTTATAAACTTGGTTCGCCGTTGTTTTTGCCAAAAGCGATCCGATATAGCGTCGGGTGTTATCGCCAGTCTTCTGATGCGCCTGGTTGTAGTAGCGAGCCGGACTGGTCCCGCTTTGCTCAATGGCGCCAGCAGCTGTCAGATATATGTGGATGGAGGTATTGGCCGCGCCTGATGGCGCGATGGTTCCGCCGGGGTAGGCCACCACCTTTTGGGCTGAAGGCACGTATGCGCTGCCCGGCCCGATCACAATCGACGTCGCTGATGTCCAGGTCAGCGTCAATCCTTCAATGTAGCCAAGCGCACCGCCGTTCCCGCCCTGCTCCCGCGACAGTGGCACGGTCAAGCCTGTTATCTCGGTGATATCACCGTTTTGCCCTTTGCCGGCCTTGCTGAACTGCAACTTCGCCAAGGCCGCGAGAACGTTGTCCGTTGCAACAACAGCAGAGGCTTCGCCCGGCAGCGTGAACCCAGCCAGAGTTGCAGCCCTTACTCGTGCGTCGGTGAAATACTTGTTGGTCGAGCCGTCCGGTAGGCCGTCCGCGTCCGTGAGTCCTAAAGCCGCCCGCACGCCGACCAAGGTTGGATCTTCGCCCAACACCGCCAACACGCCGCCGAACTGATTCTTCAAGCTGTTGAAAGCGTCGGCCAGTAGTTTCGGATAGCCCTGCACTGGCATGATCGCGTAGGCAGATCCGCTTACGGTAGCGCCTTTATATGCGGGGATGATCGAAAGCTGGGTCGGACTGGCGATGTTGCCGATCTCATAATTCAGCCCATCAGGCCCTACGAACGCATCGCCCACTCGAGCGTTGGCCACAAAATCGGCATTCGTCCCTACGACAGTCGTTGATCCGCTGGTGACGGCGACTGTTCCCCCTCGGAGCCAAGGCATGGTGTTTCCTTTTTTTGGTCGATAAAAAAACCCGCTCATCGGCGGGTTGTATGTAGATTTACAAAGCGCGCATGGGCCTAGCGGCGAACGTCGTCCTGCCGTTCTTGGCAGTGCCACCCTCGGAACTGACCAGTGCCCCCACGTAACCATTGAGTGTCGAGCGCACACCTGCATGGAAGCCGCAAGGAGTCTCGAGCGTTGTGTTGCCGTTATAGATCTTCCCGCCCAGCAAGGTGGAGGCGAGGAAATAATCCTCGTAGGACCCGGTCCATGGCATCTGGTACCCACTCCAGTAGATGCCAGACACCTCCCCTCCTCTGTTATCCAGCGACCAGCCCTCGTTGATCGGGAATCCTGTCAGGACCAGAAGGTTGTCCGCTCCAACGAAGATCTGTTCATTGGCTGCATTGCGCAGTCGCAGATCATATTGATTCGGCGGTGAGGTTGAGCGGAAAGTCGCTACCAGCCATTTACCGCTGCAGTCCGTACTGTTGAACGGCGCCATCAAGTGAAGTTTGAAGGCAAAGCCCGTCCAGTTCCCTGCACCGCCCGAGTGAATCAGCGTGTGATACATACCTTGGTTGGTCGGATTGAGGAACACATGAGGAGCGTCGGCGGTGGTTATTGGCGAAGGGTAAGTGATGACTGCAGTAGTGATTGTTGTTGGCGAGGTCGGGGGTTTACCAATCGAGTAGCTGCCTGAAGCCGCGACGTTTAGAACCCTGTTTTCGCTATCGATCTGAAAAAAGTTCGACCCGTTTCGCGACCGGAACCCGTAGTCCATGCTCGCTCCTATTGGTATGTCAGGATGAAAACATTGAGCACCATGCCTTGCCCGCGCCTTACCCTTAACTGTCCCGCCGACCAGAAAACGGCAGGCAAGGTAGAAAATTCATTGGTCGGATTGGGCAAAGTTACACAGACAAATGACTGTGCGGTGATCTCCGGCATGCTGATGAAGCTGGTAAAGTCACTTGTGATCGGAGGGACGGTGACCTGTTTTGTCACGACTGATCGAACGGTCATCGTCGATGACTCCAGCGTCACCCTTCCCATTGCGTCTTTCGTCCTCGCGCCGTAGTAATCCATCACGTCATCTTCCCGAGCGCTGCGCGCTCGATGTAGTTGAGGTCGTAGACGTAGATTCCGTTGTTGTTGAGCAGCGTATAGCCGCTGTCGGACTGACCACGTAGTGTGAACGTCCCTGCCGGAATGTTGATCTCGAGAAGCGGCAGGCCCTGATTGTTCAGCGCTGCAGACCTCAGCGTCATGCCAAGCACCAACTCCTTGATGAAGGCCTGGCTGATGATTGCCGTGTTCATGAACACTTGGCCACCTTGAACCACGAACGGCGCAATCATCTGCCCGCTCACCTCATCCAGAATCGCAAAACGCTGAGCGAACGCGAGGATCTGCGACTCCTGCTGCTCGCCTTCTACACCAATGGCCAAGCCAGCCATGACGGTTCTCCCGCCTACGGTGGTGGACGTCTTGATCGTTGTAAGCGCTGAAACCTTACCGTTCAAGCCAGCAACTACGGTGCTGGCAATCTCGGCCTTTGCTGTGGCGTCACTTGTTTTCGCGGTGAGGGTGTCGATCTTCTGAGCCGTCGCTTCCTTGTCGGTCGCTACAGCAGTCGCCAGAGAGGTGACATTTGCCGCGTTGGTTTCCACGGCCGCATCAAGCGTCGTGATCCTGGTTGCAGACGCTCGGTTTTCCTCCGCCCTCACTTTGTCGTTATTCACGATGCTGGCTGTGTTTTTCCAGCCGTGAAGCGCATCGGCCATTGCACCGGTTCCATCATCTTCACGCCAGGCAGCCTGCAGCGCCTGCATCGTCGATGCCTGCGCCGACACCTTGCCGTCGAGGGTTTCGATCTGCGCGCTGTGTTGCTGAACCTGCAAGGCCAAGGCATTGGTGGTCTCAGCGATCGTCCCCATGTCATACCAGAACTCGGGGTCCGGTGGTGCCGTGCCGGCCGGTACAGCCTTGATCGCCGAGAACAAGCGACCATCGAGCCGAACCACTTCACCTTTGCCATACGGCTTCGCCGGGTCATAAACCATGGCATCGGTAATTTCACCGATCAGCTCTTCCAGCTCCTGCTTGGCCTGTTCGATCCGGTCGTTCACCGACCCTTCCTCATCACCCGAGATCTTCCCGATTTCCTCGAGCAGTTTCTGCCCCAGAGCGGACTCCTGGATCTTGCCGAGGAAGTACTTCTCGTACTCAGACTGGTCGATGCTAACCTGCCCGTTGACCCCGTTCACTGCTGGAAACCACGGACCAACGTTGCCAGTTCGGTCGACCAGACGCGCCCAAAAAAACAAGCTGGTACCGGGAACGATGTTTTGCATTTCGTGGTTTGCCTGTGGGTAGGCAAAGTCTGCCAACTTCACAGCGGCGGCCAGATCGTTGGTCTTGCTGTTCCATATCTCGGTGCGCTGGGTGTCTTCCGCACCAGGTGGGAACCCCCACTCAAGGCCGATACCGTAGACCTTGCTAAAGGTATGCAGGAAAGCCACCGCAGGTGGCAAACCCTCCTTGCCGCTGAGGTTGGTCAAGATCGAGTTGCGCCAGATCGACGAGATATCGAACACACTCACCGCGCGAACCCGGGCCACATAGGCGCCAGCGTAGATTCCGACCACGTCCACGTTGGTCATGCCGGTACGCTGCAGCTTGATCCAGTTGCCGCTGTCTTTGCGCCATTCGACGTCGTAGCCGACCGCGCCATCTACGGCTGGCCATGTGATCGTCATGGTGGCCACGGCCAAGCCCTGCACAACCGATGAAGTCGACGACAGCGAAACACTCGCCGGCGCTGGAACGACGGTGATCGGGATCACGCTGATCGGACGCTCTTCCAGGCGTGCGCCGGTGTCGATGAAAGCGAACTTGCTCGGCTCGAACTGGAGCGCGCTGATTTCGTAGTCGCCCTCGGTGGTGCGCTTGGTACGCAGCACACGGTAAAGCGGGATCGCCAGATCATCCGCATCAAGCGCCCACTGCAACTGCGCCACAGGCGGTTCGCTGTAGGCGACCGTGACAGTCACGGCGCGGCCGTTGACGCTTTGCACGGTGCGGCCTTCGGCACGGCCGCCCGGCAGGTTGATGATCAGTCGATCACCGGCCTTGGCCTGAGTGTCGCGATCGAGCGTGATAACCCGCCCCGCCACCGCCGAGATCCGGCCGCCGACTTCACGACCCGCCAGCAACGAGTCAGCCACAGGGATGATGTGCCCCGGCAGCGGAATAACACCTTCCATGCCGGTCTTGAACGACACAGTGCGGTCTTGGTTGTTGCTCAAGATCGCCCACTTGCCACGCCGCTGGGCCTCGGAGGCGCGAGTGCAGCCAATGGCGCTCAGCTCGGTCGGCCGGTCGCCGTAGCGGCGTTGCAGATCCAGGTCAGCGAAGGGAATGACGTCGGTGTCGTAGTTGTTCGCCGGGTTGTCGTAGCTGACTAGCGCCCGGGTGTAACGGGTCTTCGCCGACGCGCTGCCATAGGAGAACTTGCCGTCGATGACGTTGGCACGCGTGAAGACATAGTCGAAGTCCTGCGCGCGCGGCATGTCCGCCTGCATAACCAGTTGACCTTGCGCCCAGTACGTCATGCCTCGGTAAATCGCCGAGATATCACGCAGCAGCGACCAGGCATCAGCCTTGCCCTGCAGGTTCATGTCGCAGAGAAAGCGCGGTTCCTGCCCACCGAGTCCGTTCGGCACCAGTTGGTCGCAATACTGGGCGATGCGGTACAGCTCCCACTTATCGACCATGAACGGCTTGATGCGCTTGCCCAGGCCGAAACGCTCTTCCGTACAAATGCCGTATGTGATCCACGCCGGGTTATTGGTCCAGGCCGATTTCATCGAGCCGTCCCACGTCCCGGTGTAGGTGCGCAGGATTGGGTCGTAGTTGCTCGGCACCATCCAGCGACGGGCCTTGCACTTCACGGTCACCGCCGGGATGTTGGTGAATTGCTCGGCGTCGAATTCGATGTAGAGCAGCGCAGTGTTCGGGTAGCGCAGCTTGGCGTCGATGACTTCGGTGTAACCGGCCACCAGCATGGTGTCGGCGATCTTGTTGGTGTTCTGGTTCGGCGTAAGGCGGCGCACGCGGATCTGCCAGCCAGTGGTGGCGTCCGGCAGGTCGATGCGGCGGGAGCGCTCGTAGCGCGTGGTGGTTTTGCCGTCGACGGCGTCCACCAGCACCTGCTGATAGGAGCCGCCATCGGTGGCCACGTCGATCGCGTATTCGATGCGGTACCCGCCGACGTTGCCCTGGTCATCAGACCGTTGCAGAGCGGGCCAAGCCAAACGCATGCGCACGGCGGAAAGCTGGGTGTTGGTGATCGACCGCACCCACGGCGCATCGCTGCGCAGCTCAATGTTCAGCGACGTCTCGTTCTCGACTGATGGAATGCCCGGGATGTAGGTCTGATCCACCGAGCCCGGGCGCCAGTCCCACTTCACGTTCGGGAAGTTGTAGTTGCCGCTGGCATCGCGAATCGGCGTGTTGTCCAGGTAGATGTCGTAATCGGTCGGAATGCCGTCGAACTCGCCCTCGCCCACGGCGATCAGCAGTTTTGCAAGGTTGGTCGAGCGCAGGCTGTCGCTGGCTTCGACCGGCGACTTCGGCTTGCTGCTGCCGCCTTTCTCACCGTGGATATCGATCTGTGCTGCTGCGCCCATGCTTTCCTCCAGGCATAAAAAAAACGCCTCAAGGGCGGTTTGGTCACAAGCGCTGAGGCTCACGTAAAGTTTCATCGCACAGATAGCAAAGCGGATTAAATTCCAAGTAATTGCGCGAATCCGTGGAAACGATTTTCCCATCAAAAGCCCTCCTTCAACTTGGAGGGCCAATCCCTCCTCGTTTGGGTGAGGGTTTTTGCTGTCAGGTCTTATCTTCCGCCAGGATCGAGGCTGAGATGATCATCCCGCCCCACCGGCGTTCGCCGATACAGATCGGAACCGGGTTGCCACTGGCCGTGGTGTTCTTGGCGCTACCGAAGGCGTAGGACGGGGAGTTTTCGGGGGAGGCGCTTTGCTTCAGGCCTGAGGCTTGGGGGCTGAGCATCTGGATCACGCCGCCGGCGACAAGGCCGATACCCGCGCCAATCAGTGGCGCACCAAATGGTGTGGTCGAAAGAAACGTACCGGCAACGATCAGAACAGCACCGACAATGGTTTGAATCAACCCAGCCTTCTTCCTTCCGTTGATGGCCGGCACGATACGAATGTCGGTTGCGCCACCCAAGCCAAATTCCGCTTCGCCAACGTTCTTTCGATTGCGAAACACGGCGAAGCGCATGCCCAGCCGATCAAGGCGCTGAATCTCCTCCTTGAACCCCTCAAGCGTTGCCTTCAATGATCGGAAGGCTTCCCAAGTCTGGCCAGAATCCAATACTCGACGATGAACTCTGCCAAACTTGGCCGCAAGAGATCCGGACAGCTTGATCGTAGTCATCGGCTGATAATGAGCAACGCTCGATTGCATGACTTTCTCCAGACATAAAAAAACCGCCCGAAGGCGGCTGAATGCGAATTGATTTACTGATAATCGACATATGGTCCGATAAAGAAGCCGCTCATGTCTCCACTGATTCGGTAGAGGCTTTCTTTGCCACTTTGCACATTGGCAGAAATTGTACGAATGGCTGCCCCGCCGCACAGCCCGGAGCCAGCGAGACCTGCTCCAATACTTGGATTCCCCGGCGGCAGGTAAAAGGAGGCGCGTTGACCAGTGCCGATTTTCGCGGCCTTCCGGCCATCGACATACACGACGATGTCACAACCCGATCCAACCATTCCGGAGTCCCGGACGACCGTTAGCTTGCCGCTTTCGCCAGTAGGTTTGGTTTGAAACGCGTACAGCTCATCACGCGGCACCGGATCAGCCTGGCTCACCGGAATAGCGGAAGACGCACACCCAGCCAACAGCACTACCGCCAGCGCCCCTATCACAATCCGCATATTTACTCCTTATGGTCTCGCACGCTGAAGGTGAAGAAATAGAACGAAATTTTTTCGTCCTCGATATCCCTTAACTCGTAACGGATTCTATCCAGACCGCGGTCGATGCGAGTTACGACGAGGTCCATGAATTGGGTTAGTCCGCCCCCGAAGCCGCTTAGGTTCAGTGAGCTGACATCATGAAAAATAGCCGTCACACCCTCGATTTCTGGATCTTCCGAGGAAGACATAGTCAGGCTGAGGCTGTACTTGAAATCCACCATTTCGAGCTTGATCGCAGCTACGCAATTGTGCTCGAAAAGGAGTTCGTTTAAGCGAGGCAGCTCCATTTATGACTCCGATTGCAGATCGGCTGAAGCACGCAGCGCTACTGCTCCAATACCAGTTCCAGTTGCGCTCGTGATTTCGAGTCAGGGATCGACCTTCTCATCGAAAACTATTTGATACTGTTTTCTACCAGTACCCTCAAGAAGGTCCTTCAGAGCTTGGGCTCGACGATCTAAGCAGGCTTTAAAACCTGAGCTTTCAGGGGGGCCGAAATCTAAGCAAGGGTCACGATTATCAAGTGGTTGCCTCTTGTGGGAGCACCCCAACAGAAGCGCTACCGCCAGCGCTCCTACGATCAATTTCATGCAGGTCACTCCTGTGGGAAAGGGTGAACGATATCACTGCGCGTACTTGTGGCGCAGCACCAACCGTGTGCGGTCGAGCCACGGCCCGCCGAAGACAATGACATCAGGCGCTAGTCCGTACATATGGTGTAAATAACGGGCAAAAACCGAACGCTGCGGCATGTTCCAAACAAAAAAACCGCCCGACGGCAACTCCGTCAAAGACATTTATTCACAACTTCGGCTCGTCGGTTTTTACGCCAATCCATCAGTCCAGACGTGAAATACAATTCAACGCGGCTTCCATTTGAAGAGTTCTTAAAATCCGCAAACTCAATCTGGCCTGCGCTTACGACTGTCTTACCACTATCAGGAAGCGGCTGCACAAAAACGTCGTAATGCGCCCCAGCTATGGACTGATTCTGCCAGCCATAGAGAACACATTCGGCCACAGTAGTAGCATCTTTTTTACTGTTAAATGTTTTCCATGGTCCGTCAGCACGACGCTCGCTCATTGAGGCACAACCAGCCAACAGCGCTACCGCCAACGCTCCTACGATCAATTTCATGCAGGTCACTCCTGTGGGAAAGGGTGAACGATATCACTGGGCTGGACGGAAATGAAAAAGCCCGGCGCTGGGCCGGGCTTGAACGTGTCTTATATCATCACTCTCTCAGGTCTAGGCTCTGTTGGCCGTAGATCTTTTCAGCGATGTATTTTTCATATTCAGCTCTTGAGTCTGAAACCGTCGCGATACCAATAATTTTACCAATTTGGGTTCGCAGAGCCTTCACACCAATTTCAGACAAAAACATGTGAACCTTGTCACCCTTCTCGCCGTTGACCTGCTTGCTTGATTTGGCGAGATCGAAAACCTTGCCATGGCTGCGCGCGAGGGGCTTGTAGATATGGTCTATCGTCAGATACTTAAATTCCCATGGGCGCCCGCGCTCAGGCTTCGTCAGGCCGTACAGCCGATACCATTGCTCATATAGCTCCGGTGAAAATTCTTTCTCGTATTCCCGCGCTTCTTCTCTCACGTACAGTTTGTACGCTTCGATTACATCTTCTTTTGTACGATCATAGCCAGCAAGAGCGTAAACCAGGCCTTGAATACCAGCTTTCGCGGATGCCCCGAGAATGATTCGAGCTTGATTGACGATTCGCTCGTAACGGTATCGCGGTACAAGCTCACTTCGACCATCCGCCATGATTAGGGCTTGGCAAATATCAATCAGAAGTCCTACTTCGTAGCCATTGATCTGCCCTTGAAACTTGGCTGCCGCTCCCGCGTGGTCGCCCTTGAAAATCAAGGGTTTGTCTATCTTTTCAAGGATCTCCGCTCCCAGGGCTTTAGAAACAGTTTGGCCCTTTGCAAAGCGCGGCAATGCGCTACCGCCTGAATCAGCGTTGAGGAGAATTTCAGCCATTCCTCGCTGGCTGATAACAGCAGTCTTCTTCAGATCATTCAGAACATAGCAATCTACATCAATGCCGAACGCATCAAGGAAGTTGCCTTTGTGGGTTACAGTCAGACCCCACCTCGTATTGGCTGCGGCTTTAGCAATCGCTGACCGCTCAGCAGGTGATAACGCCTTCGCCCTGGCTTTCCCGCCCACAGCTTTCGACTCATTCTTATCTGACATGCAAGCACCTCCCATTCGGCATGCTTGCATAATAATCCGCACAACTGAAAATGCAAGCATGCCAATAATTATATGCTTGCAGATTTGTGTCGAAGGATCAGGCGTGTCCGTTCGAGCCAAGGCCCGCCGAAGACAATGACCTCTGATGGCCTGCCATACAGGTGGTGCAGCAGGAACGGGCCAGGGCCGAACGTGGCCGCATCCTCACCAGGCAACGACGGATCACTACCGAGGAATATGCCGGCGTGGTTCGGGTAAACGGTGCGCCCTACTTCCATCACGATCATGTCGCCGCGCTGCGGCTGGTCGACGCGGTAGAAGCCGGCTGTCTCGTAGTTCGCTTCGTACAGGCTGGTGTTGTCCTTGCTCTCCCACCAGCCATCGGCACGCTTGAAGGCTTCGAACTCCAGCCCCCACTCGCGCCTGTACCAATCGGCGCACACTTGCCAGCAGTCCCACGCACCGTGCACGAATGGCCGTTTCAGCAGCGGCACATCACCAGTCGGAACAATGGTTCGAAGATCCCCTTCCGGCCAGCTCAGGATGTGCCATGGAATCGCCGTCGCTTCGCACATCGCAAGGTCGCGCGGTGACGGCCTGCTGGTAGCGTCCGGATGTGAATGAATAACGCCGATTACTTCGCCTTCGTCTTCGGCAGCTGCGTACTGCTCGGGATCGATTCGGAACTCTTCATTCGGCTCAGTCGAGACGTTGACGCAAGGGAAGTATTGTTGCTTGCGCCCGATCGCCAGCAGCAGCCCGCAGCACTCTTTCGGGTACTCGGCCGCTGCGTGCGCCTGGATCGCGCTCAAGATGTGCTTTCGCATGTCAGCTCCGTGCGATCAAGGAAACAGCGGGGAAGCCACCGAACGGCAGTGGGTTGCCCTCGCCGAAGCGCGGGATGCAGCCTTTTCCCAAGGTGGAGTCGCACTCGTCCAGTTCCGGGTTGTCGGTGATGACGCCATCCTTCGTGACGTACGGCCCGGTGTAGCCGCAATTCGGCCCGCGATATCCGCCGGTGAGGCACCAATGGCACAGCGTTGTGGCCTGCCGGCCGATGGACTCGTTTCCAACATCGCCCGGGCTGGCAAGCTCCCAACTGACATTCTCCCCGTCCTCGTTCGTTTTCTGGTCGATGTACCAGACCTCGATCGTCTCTTGGGTTGGATCTGCCGTTGGATTGCCGGCCGGAAAGTTGGCAGCATCAAGGTAGCTGCCGAGCGTGTGTCGCATCGTCAGCTTGAACTCGAGCAGATCCTCGAACGCTAGACAAAGCGCAGTGATGCGCCCGTTGACGTTGCCCACCGACAGCGTCGGTCGTACCGCCGTGCCGTCGCCGTTGGTCTCAATGCCATCGATCTGCATCGGCCATGCGCTGTACTCGTTGCCCTGCCAGTAGATCGCCTTCGCCGGCAGTTGGTCGGCATCGTCGCCGGCGGCAATCAACTCGGCCGGCGTGTGCGGTATCGCGTGTCCGTGGAAGCGCAGAACGTCCGCGCCGTATTCCGTGCCGTCCAATTCAAACAGCAGCACTTCGCTGCCAGGCTCAAGCACCTGGATGTCACTGATCAGCGGCATGGTTGCCCCTTATGGATGGAATGCACGCTCGAACGTGGCGGTAAGTTTGAAAACCCCACCGCCCACCGGAGTGGGCACGGGGTTCTTGCACGTGAACAGGCCAAGCTGGCCCAAAGGCGTCGTCCAAAGGAAGGCTTTTGCGCCGGCGTGCCGGTCGAGGAACACCATGATCTCCAGTACCTTGGCTTGAGGGCCGCTGTAGGTGATCGGGTACGCGTCTTCCTTGTTGTTCGGCCCGTCGCCAACTTCCTGTTTGTAGCCGCCGCCAAACTGCGAGGTGCGCACCCGATAGGAAATCTCGGGTGAATCACCATGCTGAGTCGGCCAAGTAAATTTTTCGATGGCCATCAGCCCCTCCCATTTGTAAGGCGCCAGATAGAACCGCCTGGCTGAATCGCTCGGGCGATCGCGGTTTCAGCTTCGGTTTTTGCCGCCTGCTGAATGCCTTTGCCAAGCTGGGTCGTATTTTCAGTACTGGCCGAGCCGCCACTGCCTTGGGTTTGTACCGACACCGCGACGGGGAAGTTGTAGACGCTGCCGCCGCCACTCCCGCCGCCGCTGATTGCGCGCACGCCCAGTTGGCCGCCAGCGGTGCGGGTCAGTGGCATGATTGCCTCTGGCCCTGCCTCACCCATGACGCCAGTCTGCCCTCCAGCCATCCCGAACGCTGTCGGCTTGCTCACAACGGAGTTGGTGAACGCAGCGCCATTGGCGAACATCTGCACGCCCGACGACCAGGCACCGCCGAGCGCCTGCGGGAAGTAGGTGCTGGAGTAACCTGCCGAGGACGCGCCGAGATTCGAAGACGTCGCACCGGCAGATCCAGCCGCCAGCCCGTTACCGCCGCCTCCGCCAGTGAAGTAACTGGTGGCAGCACCGACAAGGCTGCTCAGCAGCGCCGAACTGGCCTGTCGAGTTGCTATCCGCGCCATATCCGCCAGAATCGACTTGGTGAAGTCAGCAAAAGACAGCTTCCCGGTCATGGCGAAGTTGACGACCGCGTCTTCCATCGAGCTGAAGGCGTTGCCGAACAGGGTTTTTGTCTGGCCGGCGATATTGCTCGCCGAGTCCAGGTAGTTGGCCCAGGCCGATGTGGCGCCCTTCGTCCAATCACCCTGCGCCGCCTCCACGTCCGCATAATTCTGCCGGATCTGATCGGTTGCGGCCTTGTTCGCATCGGCGAGAGCCTGCGACTTCCGGGCGAATTCCTCCTCCGACATGTTCCGCGACGGATCGGACTTCTGGTTTGCCAGTTCCAGCGACTGCTGAGCGAACCGATCCTGTTGGCTGTTCAGTTCATTGTTGAGCGCGTTCTGGCGATCGCCCTGACCGACGCCGAGAACGGCGCGCTGCCCTGCCAGTTCCAGCGCTCGCTGTTGCTGAGCCAAGGCCTGAACGTAGGTGGTGATTGAACGCTCTTGTCGGGCGAGACGGCCGGTCTCGTTTGTGGCCAAGACATCGAGTTGGCTATCCGCGTCCTTCTGCGCTTTGACCATTGCCGCGCGCGCGTCGGCAATCTTCTGATCGAGCTGGATGCTTTGCGCGGCAGAAGTGGTCTTCTTCGCCTTCGCGGCTTCCAGCGCGGAGATCTCCGCCTCGTAGGCTGCGGTCACCTCGTCGCGCTCGTTACCGATCAGCGCTTCGCGCTTCAGGGCATAGTCGGCTTGAGAAACGAGTCCGGCCTTCAGCGCTGCGTCCAGTTCCTTCTGGGCGTTTTTGTACTCTTCACTGATGGCTGCGAGGTTGATCTTGGCGTTGTTGAAACTGGTCAGATCAACCTGCGACCCAGCCGCTTTCGAATCCTTGAACTGGTCGTTGATGTTCGCCAGGTTCTTGTCGATCGCCGCCTGATTCAGCCGCGGGTCATTGGGTGCAACCTTTCGGATGTCTTCGAGCTGCCGCTTGTACTCCTTGATCGCATCGGTACGTTTCTGCTCATTCGTCCATGCTGACTTGGTGAGTGCGTCGACCTTCGCCATTGAGGAGACGGCATCGCCCTGAGCTTTCGCCTGCTCTCCCTGCCACTTGGCGATATCGGCTTCTGCCGATTTCTGGTCCTCCAGCATGTTGAGACGATTTTGGTATAGATCAATCATCTCCTGCTTGTTCTGGAACAGGCCGACATTGCCTGCCTGCGCACCTGCCAAGTCGCGCTGAGCCTGCTCGATATCGGCGCCGATATCGCTACGCCCGATATTCTTCAGTCCATCAGCAGCCCGAGCAACGGCGTTGTAACCCTTCTCCCAAAAACTCAGGTTCTCCAGAATTCGCGGTGTGCGCTCGTTGATCGCGTCTGCAAAAGACTCAGTAGCGAGCTTCACGGCGCCGGCATGGTCGCCCTGCTTCTCCAGTGCAGTGATCTGCGAGTAAACCGAAGCGGTCAGGTAGTGGTACTGCTCATTCAGCGCGGCAGAGGCTTTGACCGGGTCGTCGGCGAGCTTGGCGAACTCGGCGACAGTCTCGCTAACGGCCTTGCCGGTTGCTTCCTGCATCGAGACAGCGGCTTGAGTGATGCCGGTGAAACTCTCGCCTGCGATCTTGCCGTTGCCCGCCAGCAGCGCCAGTACCTCAGCGGCTTGGCCGGTGGTGCCAACTGTGGCGCTAACCTGGCGCGCCATGTCGCCAAGCTGGCCAGCGCTGACGCCAGCATAGTTACCCGTCAGGATCAGCGATTTGTTGTAGCTGTCCTGCTCCTCACTGCCCTTGTAGAAAGCGTATGCCAGCCCACCCACTGCGGCGGTGGCCAGCGCAAGAGGGCCAAGAATGGCGAGCAGTCCCGCCGCACCCTCACCCGCACCAGCGCCCAGTTGTGCGACTGCGCGAACGCCGCTACCCCAGTCTCCCGAAGACAGCGCATTCCCCAGTTGCACGACGTTTTCCTGTGCCTGGCGCGTGCCAAGTCGCAGTTTGTCGAAACCGGTGGTGGTTCTGTTGAGTTTGTCGTAGTCCTTATCGATCTTGCTCAGGGCGATGTTGTACTCGTCCTGGCTGATTCGGCCGGCATCCAGATGCTTACCCAGTTGCTCGACCTGAGTATCCAGCTTCGCCAGTGCGGCGCGCGCGGGGTCGATGGCGCCCAGCAGGCTGTTCAGTGCCTTCTGCTCATCCATGGCCGACTTGGCCAGCGCTACCTGTTGCTTGTCGAGCTGCGCAGAGATCTTCGCGGCTTCAGCCTCGCCATAGGCGCCGGTCTTGGTCAGCTTCGCCAGCGCATCGCGCTGTTTGGCAAGGTCCTGTGTGGTTTTTGCGCTGGTAGAAAGCGACTTCTCCAGTGCCTGCATTTCGTTCATCAGCGAAACGGCGGACTGCTCGGCCCGGCCGCCGGCCTTCGCCATCTCATC